CGTGGCGTCTGCCCCGAACCGCGCGGGGTCTACCCCGATCACAATTGGTGCGCTTGGGTCTTTGTACTGCGGCCGCTTCATGGCGTCGTCTACCACCAGGCTGGAGATAAACTGGTCGTCGCCAGCGTTTGGAAACTCGCCGTAAACCTCGACGTGCGCTTGGCCAGAGTCCGGCCCGTATTCATCAATGATCTGCTGGTAAACCTGCTTGTCCGTACCTTCTACTGTACGGGCGTCCACCACCTTGGTCTGCCAGAACTCACGCTTGCTGTGAAATGTCTCGTAGAAGTAGCCCGTGTTGCGCCGTGGGTTGGAAAACGCCAACCAGAACCGGTTTGGGGTGTTCTCCGTAAAGAAACCAGCAGTCACCGCCCAGATGGCGTCGTCAATACCGCTGGCCTCGTCAAAGATTACCATCACACCGTCAAAGTTGTGAACACCGGCATACGCATCAGGATTTTCCGCTGACCACAGCCGACCCTCAACACCCCAGTAACGTGTGCCTTTCTTCAGGTCGCGCTCGACCAGCTCGGTCAGCCACTTGGCGGGCATCAGCCTGGTGGCAGAGACTTCGAACCAATGTGAGTTGAGCGACATGGCTAACCACTTGGTAATCTCGGCCCATGTAATTGAGCGGAGCTGGGACTCTGAGTTGGCTGACACGATGGTGGTCGAGCCGATGCGGGTGGACAGCATCCAGATCACAATCCAACTGACCAACGCCGACTTGCCAATACCTCGCCCTGATGAGACTGCGTGGCGTAGGGTGTTGAAGTCCAGCTTGCCTTTGTTCTGTTTGATGTGCTCGCCGATGAGCTGGAGCACCTCGCGCTGCCACTTGCGTGGGCCTGTGAAGTGTTCCAGTGGCGTGCCCTTGACGCCCCACGGGAACGTGTACAGCACAAACGCCAGTGGGTTGTCCTTGTACTGTGGCGACCACAGCCGCGCCATCAACTCTTGTTCGTCTTCGGCCGAATAGATGGTGGTTTGCATTAGGCGCTTTGTTTATGTGGGGCCAGACGCGCTTGCAACGCTTGTGTCGGCTTGTGCGGGATTACGTCGATCACGTCCGCTGCTCTGCGCTCGGCTTCAGCCAAGGCACCCAAGATGCTGATCTGTTGGTTAACGTCTACTGTGATGGCTTGCTTGGCTACCCAGCCGTGGACGTTTTGCAAGATAGCCAGCGCCGCCTTGGCGTCGCCTTCTTCAGCGGCTTTGTGCAACTGCTGGGACGCTAGGCGCTCCCCGTCGGCGCGGCCTTTTTGTTCGGCCAACTGCGCCACTCTATCTAACTCGCACAACTGCCTATACGCCGTGGGCACCATGCCAGCAGCTAGCGCCAGGTTGTCGCCCTTCAACCCGAGCTTGGCGGCGTCGTAGATGCGGTTAAGCACCGCCTCAGTGGCGCGCACTTCATTGATGACAAGTGGCAGTGAATGAAAACTCATATGTATATGGCCGCGTGAATGCGTGCTGCATGTTATATCAAAAAATAAAAATTGTCTGCGGACGCTACGTTACCGTTGGCCCATCCGCTCGGCCCTACCCCCCTCCCCCCTTTGCTCCTGGCCGCGTGGGTCATGCGGACTGCCCACGGCAGGCAGCTGACCCCTGCTTGCCTTGTGGACAATGTGGACAGTCCACATCTACATCACACGGCTGTTTTGTGGACAATGTGGACAATCGGCCGTCAGACTGTCCACAATGTCCACGTTGCGCGAGGCGTGGATGCGCGGAGCTAATTGTGGACACTGTGGACCGTTTGGACAGGCAGTTTAAATCGCTCTACCCTGTTTGCTTAAAAAATAGGCAGTTATTTACTGTAAACAGAACACCCAATAGTCCACAATGTCCACAAACAGCCCAAACCCGCATGAATAGGGGCTCACCACGTGGACACGGCCGGCGCTTTTCCCCCGTCCACAATCAATCCACCGCGTCCACAAACCCAAAAGCTGTCGCATACGTGACAAAAAAACCTTTACAGTAGGCAAAATATCTTTTACACTCGGGTTTCCCTAACGGGAACAACAAACCACTGTATAAGGCCCACGAAATGAACAAAGCAAACACCCGTGAAATAAACAAAGCGCTCGCATGGATCGCCACCGGCAACGCCAGCGCGATTGATATTGCCTGCCGGACCTTGGCCACAATTCAGCGCGCCGGTACCGCCAGCGACACAAAAACGATTCTGGCGATCATTAAAGAAAACAAGCTCTCACATAAGTTCTACACCGAAAACCATTGCTTGATGGCCATCGACTAACCAAACCACGGGGACCACGGTCCCCAACTAAAGGAACAAACCCCATGAAAGACACTCTTAAAGACATCGCCCTGGCCGTCGCTATCGGCCTGGCCCTGGCCGCGCTGGCGCTGGATTACTTCGACGTGCTCACAAAATAAGGACCGACATCATGAATAAATTAACTCAAGCCATCGCCCAAGCCTGGCCGCGTATTAGCGTCATGAATGCGAGCTATGAATCAACGCAACGCAAAACCTGGAGATAACGACATGATCGAATTCACACCAATTACATCGGAAACACATCCAGAGCTCTTTAGAGCGATGGACGAAGCCGCCCAAGAGTTTTGGGCATATCCACCAGTAGAGTGGCAGGATGCTTTCATTGACGCATGGCTTAGCAAGGGCAAGGAGCCCACAGCATGATCACAATCCAACACGGCCGCGCGTCATTCACGGTCAAACCCGAAAACGCGCCAGCGATCCACGATTTGCTGGCCACAATCGATAAATCAAAAGGCAAGCGCGGAGCTAAGCTCGAGCGGCCGAAGGGCATCGATAAGCACAACAGCAGCAAGCGCGATTATCCGCGTTTTAACCCTGAATGCATGCTGACGTCCGATTATGTGACCGCCTACACCGCGTTAAATCACGCACGCCTGCACCTGGTGCCTTGCGCGATTGAACCGGCCACCAATCGCACGCCTGAGGGCTATAACCCGCATAGCCCGCTATGCGTGGAGGAACCTATCGAATGACGGCCGCGCTTGCACTGTTGGTGGCTGCGCTATGGGCGGCGCTGCTTAACTTATAAAAAGGGCCCTGCTGGGCCCTTTTTATTTGACCAGTCGCACGGTGGCTGGCGGCGTCGTTTCGACCATGTCGCGCAGCTCAGACCGGCTCATGTCCACCATCTCAGGGGCGCAGAAAATATGCTTCTTTGTGTCATAGCGGCGGGACTTCAAGCGGCCACAGTCAACCCAACCGGCCTCTTTCAGGGCGTGCAGTAGTGCGCCTTGGACCACCTTAATCGCACCAGGCGCGGACCCTTGCAGGCGGTCACAAAGGGCGTGCCAGGGGGCACCCACGACGCCCTTGGAAAATTCACCGATACGGGCGCGCATCAGCTCCACCAAGAACGATTCGGCCCCGGACATGCCCGCCTCAACCATGATGGCCTTAGCCTCAGTCATCATCGGGGGCAGGCCAGGGTTAAACGCGGAGACGTCGCGCTGATGTAACCATGAGGACACGCAGGCCATGCCCCCGGACTTGTACCAGGCCCACAGGCCCACCGACTCGGTCGAGGACATGCGGCCGGCGTCAGACCAGATCACAAACCAGCGGCGATCCTCCGTGGGCAGGTTAATGGCCACCCGTTCATTAGAATAGGCCAGGACGAACAAACGATTCAGGGCCATGTAGGGGTGCAGGCCCTTGCGGTTGATCGGCAGCATGTCAGGGGGCGCAGCGATCAGGGGCTTGAGCTGGTTTTCAAGGGCGCGGCGGTCTTTGGCTTCGGACTGGCGCAGCTCATTGATCACCATCACCTCGGTCTCAAGGGCGTAACCCCATTGGCTGGTCAGTTCTTCGTTGCGCACCAAGGAGACGTTAACCAGCGCATCACCACCGATGGCCCACAGAAACGGGGCCCACAGGGTGTCTTTACCGGCACCAGGCGCGCCACCGTGCAAGACGGCGTGGTTGATCTTGCGGGCGGGGTTTTGGACCTTGAAGGCCATCACGTCAAGGACGTGGGCC